ATTTTGATTCTTTTCTCCTTATAATAGCATTCATATTATATTGTCAAGTAATAAATTATTAATTTTAAACCAAGTAATTAATTAAATTTTTGAAGATTCAAATTCTTGATATAATTAATAAAATTCTTAATTCTCATTAAATATTATAGAATGATATATAGGTATTTTTAAGTATTTTTTACATATGATATCTGCTGTCTACCTAGAAGAATGCCATAGTTCTTTTATATATTTATTATATTTTATTGTATATTTTATTGTATATTTTATTGTATATTTTATTGTATATTTTATTGTATATTTTATTGTATATTTTATTGTATATTTTATTGTATATTTTATTATAATGATTTATCCCACGAATGCTCCAGTTCCACCAGTTAATATCCATGCACCAGTTGTTTGGTTAATATGAGTTGAGTTCCACATTAGTTCGCAACTTTGGCCTTGTCTTTTAAATGTAATTTTTGTAGGTGGTGTACCTCCTAATGGATTTGGTGCAATTAATCTTCCTGATGCAAAATTTAATTGATATTCGCTACCATAACTTATAGTAGTACATACAATTTTTTTTGTTAAGCCATTTGATAAACCAGTTAATGGCATTGTACCTGTACCTATTATACCTATGCCAAATACATTAATGTAACTAGTAACTACACTTGATGTAGGGTTTCTATTTGGTACTAATGCTGTAACTGTATAATTTTCGACACTATAACTTATACTACTTTGAAATGTAACATTTTCTAAACTAGTTGAAGTAGTAGTTGCCAGTGATGTAAAACGTCCAGATTGTGCAGTTGTTTGGCCAATAGGTGTTCCATTAACTGTACCACCAGATATTTGAAAGTTACTACCGACTACAGCATTATTACCAGCAGTCACTGGGCCATCTAATACAAAACCCGAGATATTATTTGTAAATAATTTATTAGCTCTTAAATTACCTAATTCACCTTTTGTAATTATAGAATTATCTATTGTAGCATTACTATAATATGTCCATTCTTGTGTATTATTGAGCCAGCCAAAAAATGCACGTTTATAATTTATGGAACCAGCTGTTATACTTGTATTACCTACAGTTGACCAATAATCCACTTCTATACCAACATCTTTACCTTGGTATTCTTTTAGAACACCATACATAGTACCTTTTGTAGCAGGATTTAATAAGGAACTACCATTTGAAATAGTAAAAGTATAATTATCAGTAATTGCTTGAACTATGAAATCACCATTAGTACTTGGGATAGAATTAGTATTAGCTAATTTGATAGAATCTCCTACTACTAAATAATGAGGTATATTAGTTGTTACTACGACACTTCCAATTGTTGATGAATTTATAATACTAGTAACGGTTAATGTTTGTTTTGTACCTAATTGATAAATATATGTTCCTGAATCAATTGTATTTAAACTACCAGCAATATCAACATTACCATTAAAAGTAATGTTAGTTGTTGAATTAATACCAATACTCATACCATAAATATTTAAATTACCATTTGTGTCACTTTCAATTCTTGTAGTATTATTACCGAATACAAGTTTATCATTTGATGGAATAATAACACTACCATAACTAGACCCTGATATATTTGTTGCTGGACTTAAATAAATATTACCACTTGTATTGATAATATGAAAATTACCGGATGTACTTCTAATTAAAAAGTTTCCACTAGATAATGCACCAAAATACATTGGGGAGTTTTCACTAAATTGTGTATAACCCGTTCCATTTGTATTTGTAGTAAAAACAATACCACTTGAACTATTAGTGTTATTAATTAATAAATTACCAGTGCTATCAGACGAAATAGTATTGCTTGATGTACCAAATACTAATTTTGTATTTGTAGGTACAATTACATTTGCACTACTCATATTAATATTACCAGATGAACTAACTAAAGATAATCCTTGTCCAGCACATGCAGATATGACTGCTACATTAGATACTGTTCCGCAACTTAAATCTAAATTTTTAAAATACCCATTTGTAAATTCTAAATCGCCTCTAGCTCCTGTAATAATTTCGTTCGCATTTGTTGCAAAAGGAATATATGTAAATCGTTGTGATGAATTATCAAAGCCAAAAAATCCTACTTTACTTCCAGTGACTCCATTTCTATTACCGTACCATTTAAATTCGATACCTCTATTTTTGGAGTCATCAGATAAAGGTGCAGTTACACCACCTAATGAAAAAATTGGATCTTGAACATTAGTTACAGTACTATATATATTTTCAGTTGTACCATTAATTTGTACATCCGCATTCAATATAATTTTACCAGAACCATTATTTGATGTAATAATTATATTACCTACTGAATCTGTATTGATATTATTATTTGTAGTACCAAATGCTAAAGGTACATTTAAAGGTATTAAGACTCTTCCAGTTGTATTTGATATTAAATTAATATTAGCCGAACTAATACTTACATTAGCATTACCAACTAAATTAACAGCTGTATTACCAACTAAATTAATTACACCATTGCAACCCAAGATAGTATTGACATTTGAAATTGTACCACAATTCAAGTTGATATTACCAGTATTTAAGAATGTCAAACTATCTTGTACAACAACACTACCTAATGCAAACTGACCTAATGTTCCTGTAATTACTTCGTCTGTATTAATAGCGTCAGAATAATATGTGAATTGACCAGAACTACTTTTATAACCGAACCATCCTAATTTAGATGTTCCTGATGTATTTGTATATTTATATTCAATACCTCTGTCTTTACCGTCAGTTGATCCAGTTGTATAATTTGCCAAAGTTAAAATAGGGTCACTAAGAAGTACATTTTTGGTATTGATTAAAGTAGTACTACTTACTGTATCACCTGTTACTGTAAAATTTTGTGTTGTAATATTAACACTTGAGGTTAATAAATTTGTTGTACTATTTGATATACTAGTTGTTCCACTAGTATTAATTATATTTGTATTAAGAGAACTAATATTGATAGTTCCTAATGAATTATTTGTTATATTAAAGTTATTAAAGGTGTCAGCAATTATAAATCGCGTACTATTATTATCAAAGTTAAGTTGAACATTTGTTGGAATATTAACTGTATTACCTGCTCTTAAATTAATTACAGCTGTATTTGTTAATTCTATTAAATTACCTGTTGTTCCAGTAGTTGGAGTTAAATTAGGTCCATTAATCATTAAATTACCATAAGAGTTACTCCTAATACTATTCGATGTACCACTTATACCAAATACAACTCGTGAACCTTGATATAATCTAACATTTCCGCCGGTAGTTATATTACCACTTGTAGCAAATAAGTTGATATCTCCATTAAATGTATTAACTAAAAAATTTCCAGAACTACTTGCAATATTAACACTTGAGGTTGCAATATTATTTATACTTCCAAAACTACTATTAGAAATAAGAAAAAGACCACGTGTACTTCCAGAAATTGTTTCAGATGCTGTTGTAGTAACAGATTGAAATGTTCCACCAAATTGAATAGATGGAAATCCTAATGCACTTCCAGAAGTATTTTGGGGTATGATAATATTACCAGCAGTTGTTACAAGATTAATATTACGATTAGTATTAAAGTTCAAATTACCGTTAGAATCTGATGAAATCCGTTGATTACCAACAGATGTACCATCAAAAGATACATTTACATTGGGTTGAATAATAACGGAACCAATAGTTTGTGTATTTAATATTATATTTTTAGAACCAGCTAACCATAAATTTCCAACAGTTCCTTCTTTAATATATGTCCCAGATGTACCTATAGTAATTGGTATGTTATGAGGTGTATAAATATCACCTGATGACTGTAAGGCAATACGAGATGCTGTGGATATATTAACTGTATTAGATGCATCAATATTTAATACATTACCACAACCTGTTATTTTACCAACATTTAAAAGTGAACCGCAATTAATATTAATAAAATTTCCACCAGTTACAAGAGTAATTGAACCTGCTGTTACTGCTCCAAGTTCAAATTCACCTAAACTTCCAGTAAACACTTCATTATTATTTGTGACATTTTTAATAAATGTGAATTTACCAGTATCTTTCTTCCATCCGAACCATCCTAATTTTGCTGAACCATTTTCAAAATAATTAAATTCGATACCTCTATCCGTTAAATCATCAGCTGTTTGTGTATAATTAGCAATCATGGGATTAGCATCTTTGAAGTATACATCTGGTATATTAATGAAACCTTCTATAGCATCAAAATTTAATTTATTGTACGTGTTAATGTTAAGACCAGTACCATCAAAATTTATAAAGTTATTTCCTGTTGTACCCAATTGGAATTTTGTATTTTGAGGAATATTGATGATTTTTGAATCTGGTAAAGTAAATTTAAAATCACCTTGACTTTCTAAATAAAGACCACCCGTATTTCCATAAATATTATTTGTTGTATTACCAAATATTAAATCTATATTTTCTGGTATTTTTACAAATAAAGAGGCGTTTAAATTTATATTATTACTAGCAGGTTTATAAAGTATACCACTTGTTCCATTACTTGTTAGACCACTGAATGTACTTCCTGTTGATATAGAGAAATTAGTACTATTAAGAATATTTGTAACTACGAAATTACCATTCATTGTCGGTAAGGAGCTTGTATTAGATAAATTAACAATGTCACCTTCTTTAACACTATTGGGAACGCCTGTAGTTATAACCAAATTACCATCAGATGTTAAAATTGAAGTAATATTTTTATTTCCTATAGCAGTATCTGTATTGAGAGTAATGTCTCCATTACCTGTATTTATAGTTTGTCCAGAGAATGATGTAAATGTATTGGAACTACTTCTAGATGTTAAATTTATGTAGTCACTTGATGAAAATGTTACATTGCCATTTTTTAAAGATGTTAGATAATTTCCTGTTGATGATACAACATTTGTAATTGGACCTGATAAATAAATACCACCTCGTTGACGTGGTACAAGCTTAATATCTCCATTAACATTTAGTGCACTAATTGTATTTTCACAAATACTTAAATTTCCTAATGTAGAACATTCTGTTACATTGAGACCTCCATTAATAGCAAATACACCATTGATAGAATCCCAGGTTGCATATTTATCACCATTTACTGAATTAAAGGTTATATCACCTTTTACAGATAAAGTTGTAAAAAATCCTTGATTAGCCCCATTAGCTCCTATAACCGTATTAATAATTTCAGAATCAATAATAGTTACACCTACGAGTTGGGAACCGTCAATTAGACCATCGAGTGTGTCAGCTGGTAAAATAATTTTATTGGCTTCTAAAATATCGAATACACCAGAATTAGCTGATAGAGACGTACCTTTAAGCGGTTTATTTGTTAAATTCTTAGACATATTAAACTAAACTATTAATATATATAATTAAAATTTAATTGTCAAAATAACGACACCATCAGTATATTCTTTTTCTAGTTATATATGGAGTCTATATCTGTTTAATTCAAAACCCTATCATAAAACATTTACAACTACATAATGCCGCTCATTTATTGTTTTATTATTTTATTTTAATTTATTGTGTATAATAATAGTAGAAATGTACTTACTATTATTACCTAGATTTTTATTAGTATTGGGTGGTTTAAACTACTTTTTTATGGCAACAATGAATATTAATTTGTTTTCATTTATTCAAAATCCATTAATTATTCGCATAATTAGTATATTAATTGGTGTATCAGCACTATATTTCTTGTTTAATAGAGATTATTATCTTCCATTTTTAGGTCACGCTATTATCCCCATAGGTCCAGTGAAACCTACTGAGAATTTAACAAAAATTAAGTTAACTGGCCTACCCCCTAATACAATTGTTATGGCGTGGGGTGCAAAAGATAATAACAAAATTTTTGATAATCCATATGATGCTTATGGAGACTATGCTAATACCGACATAAAACAAAGTAATGAAAGAGGTGAAGTATTTGTTGAATTACCATGTCCTTCTGAATATTATGTTAGTAAGTTGGGTATGCAAAGCAAACTAGACAGACATATTCATTATAGATATCAATATCCCAAATACAAGGGATTATTTTCACCTGTTCGTACAAAATATCTTGGTGTAAAATGCCAATAAATTTTATTAAATTTTAAGTTTAATAAAAGAGATAAAGGTAGAAAAACCACGAGAGTTTAAACAACTCGTTTAATAACTAGGTGAGCAGATACAGGGTCTACACCACCAGCTATTGGTGTAATAGTAAGTGCTGTGGCACTTCCTAATGGATTATTAATACTTAAAACACTATCAAGAAGGGTTGTTTCTACTAAACATAACCCTACAATTTGAGAAGTTCCTGTATTACGACCAACAACTGTATATGCTTGTTCACTTCCATCTACAACGACGACAAGTTGTCCAGCTTCTGTAACACTAACTTGGAAATTAACTTCATACATACCAATATCTGGTAAAATAAATTGTGTAGCATTATTTCTTACAATTGTTCCACTTGCAGGTCCATCTTGTGGGAATTCAACAGCAGTACCTGCTGCAACTGGAGTTGCATTATCTTCAGGCATTAAGGCGTAGAAATCTGCAACTGATATTAAACCACCGGGTATACCCTGTGGCCCAGTTAAACCGGTTGGTCCTTGAGTTCCAGTTAGACCAGTTGGTCCTTGAGTACCAGTTAGACCGATTGGTCCTTGAGTACCAGTTAAACCGATTGGTCCTTGAGTACCCGTTAAACCAGTCGGTCCTTGAGTACCAGTTAGACCGATTGGTCCTTGAGTACCAGTTAAACCGATTGGTCCTTGAGTACCGACAGGTCCTTCTGGCCCAGTTAATCCGATTGGTCCTTGAGTACCAGTTAAACCGATTGGTCCTTGAGTACCGACAGGTCCTTCTGGTCCAGTTAATCCGATTGGTCCTTGAGTACCAGTTAAACCGATTGCTCCTTGAGTACCAGTTAATCCAATTGGTCCTTGAGTACCAATAGCTCCTTGTGGCCCGATTGGTCCTTGAGGCCCAGTTGGTCCTTCTGGTCCTGTTAAACCTGTAGAGCCCATAGTTCCAACTGGGCCTTGAGGTCCGAGAGAGCCTTGGGGTCCCTGCGGACCTTGGGGTCCAGGAACGGGGTAATAGTATACTTGTGTGCATTGTGGTTTGCAACATTCATAGTGATTATATATTATGTGACATATAAAAAAAAAAAGGTGTTCTTTTTTTGATATTTACAAATAAAAAAAATATACTTAATTTAAATTATAATAGATTGTGTAAAAGCAATCAGTAAACTACATATAATTTTTGAGCCGCCTTGGTCTTACAATTTTTGAGTCTTGTAAAAAACTAATCAACGTTGTTTGTACATTATTTAACTAAAAGGTGCTAAATAATTTCATCACGTAAATATTCAGTAAATGTATTACATTTAGTCGAGGGAAATCTTAAACTACCATCTGCTGTATATGAAAAAAATTTAGTCCACAAATTACGGCCTTTAAATTGGTCAAAATTTTCTACGCATTTCTTATATAATTCTTTACGTTCTTGCTTTGTACCCTGTGGTCTAACTTTTACTTTTATCATACCATTTTCAATTTCATCGTTGTTTAATTCGGAAGTGTGACCATCTAATACAATTTTAATAGGTACAGCAATTACCCACACTATTAAATTTTCATCAGCGCCACTTGTATCTTTTTCTAATGTATAATCTATAATTTTAAATTCGGCATCTTGAAAATCTTTATATTTAAGTAAATCACTTGACCGTTGTTTTATTTTATATAAAGAATCTTTATTACGAATCATTGTCCCTTCAAAACCTTCTTCTAAAAATTTTAAATGATAATTCTTAATTTCTTCTTCATTCTTAACTAAAAATGTATCAACATATATTAATTTTTGATATTTATTGGGATATAAAAGATCTTTAATTATTTTATTTCTTTCTTCAAATACAAGTTTTGTATCTATAATATCATATATATGATATTCGATTTTTTGTAAATTATCAAGTTCTTCTTTTGATAATTTTTTTGTTTTTCTAAGTACACCCAATGTTTCAAAATTAAGTTTATTAGTATAAAGTTCTCCATCTAAATTTAATCCTGTTGGTAACTTTTGAAGTTCTTCGTACAACTTTCCAGATTCTTTAATAATAGAATATTCTTTTCCTTGTCTTGTTGTAATTTGTTTTGTAGTGGTATTATATATCATTCTAAAACCGTCTAATTTTTTTTGACAAAATGCAGGAAATTTTACTTTTTTCTTTTGTTTTTGGAAGTCTTGTGCAAGCATAGGTAAACATATTTGAACGTCATTTATATTTAAGTTGCCAATATTTAAAGTTTCTGTTTCATTTGGAAAGACTCCGGTAATTTCATTTTGTTTAATAGGTGAATATTTTTCAATATCTTTTTTTTTTGTCCATTTACTAGTAGCTTCTAGAACAGCTTGTTGAAAATGCGTGGTGGCGTTTGCTTTATTAAGATTTTTACCAGAGGAAACTCTACGTCTTGTTTCTATTTTACGATTATACCCATATAAAGTTACAATTTCTGAAAATGTATCGTATTTTTCTACAGATATTTTCCACGATTTAGTTTTATTATCCGCACTTTTACCGTATAGTATATCAAATGTATGAGTATCTATCATCATCATCATATATATATATATATATATTATTTTTTTTAAATTCAATTTTTAAACACGAATTCTTGGACAGTTTATAATTTCCTAGTCCAATAAAAAGCAATTTAAAAGTAAATATATAAATATATATTATGAGTGAACTATCACAAAAGTTTATTAATATTATTCAAAGTATTGTTAGTTATAATTTTACGAATGAGGAAAAGTTAAAAAATATGAAGGAGTATAAAACTATATATGACAATGCTAGTAAATATATTTCACAGGCTATTAACTCTAAGAATCTTATTAAAGAAACAGAAAATAGAATATTAGCATGTGAACAATATAACAAATTAGTAGGTAGTGTAGAAGTAACAGAGTATTTGTTATTGGATGCTAAACCTAGAATTCCAAGAAATGTATTTATTGATTCGTTGATGAATTTAGGAAATTATTTAAAGACAGTAGCTGAAGGAATGATTACTATTAAAAAGATGGAATTAGATAAAAATAATGCTACACGTACTAGTAATATTTCTCTCACATTAAGTCAATTTGAATATGATGTTTTTAATAGATCATTAAATGTCTTTATTACAATATTGCAAGTAGAGTTTGAACACAAGGATGCAATTACACAAATTACAAGTATATATACACAATTAACATATTTTTCTCAATCGAATTATGAAGCGTGTGCAAAGTATTTAAATGACGCGTTATTATTTGCACCTGAAAATCCTACATTACATTATAATTTAGGTCATATATATCAGCGTTTAAATAGATTAGAACTATCTTTAATTCATTATAAATTGTCTATAAGATTAGGGAGTGATGTGAAAGATATTGATGAGCGTCTTTTAATTAATAATTATAACGGTATAGCTTCTATTTATAGAGGTATAAAAAAGTGGCCTGAAAGTTTACATTTTTTATTAAAAGCTCATAAATTAAGTAAGGATGACCCTGATATAAATAATCAATTAGGTGTTGTTTATACAGAAATGAGAAGAACTGATTTAGCAGAAATTCATTATAAATTAGCTATTACAAATTACTCTAAAACATTTGTATCAACTGATCCAAAGTTTTTATTATCAGAATTGTATTTAAATTATGGGCATATGCATAGTTATAATGGCGATAATGAAAAGTCATTGGCTGCGTATAATCAGTCTTTAAAAACTGTACCCAAGTTTGCTTTACCGTTTCAGAATAAGATTATGAATTTAACATATGTGTTTGACCAACTGGAAGATAAAATGTATATAACAAATCAACATAAGAATATAAATAAGCTGTATGCAAAGAATCCAAGGCCATATAAGTTTGATTCTAATTATTTTAGAACATCAGATGGTAAGATTAATATTGGTATTATATCAGGAGATTTTGTAGACCATCCTGTGAGTTTTTTTATTAGTACGTATTTGAAAAATTTTGATACATCAAAATTTAATGTAACTTGTTATTCTGAATGTTTGATTGATACAGCTTTATTTAATACAAATTTGAATTTCAAATTTATTAAAAATATGTCTCAAGAAAATGCTTCTAATTTAATACATAATGATCGTATACATATATTATTAGATTTAGCTGGTCATACTGCATTTAATAGAATGGATATTTTTTCTTATAAGCCAGTACCTATACAAATTACATATATAGGTTATCCATTTACAACAGGATTAAATGAAATGGATTATAGAATAACTGATAATATATGTGATCATCCTATGATTTCTCAAAAATTCTATACTGAAACTTTATTATTTATGAATAATTGTTTTTTATGTTATAATCCACGTGTAATTAAAAGAAGTGATCAAAATCAACAGTCGAGTTTTGTATATCCAAAAATTGACGAGGCACCGTATATAAAGAATAAATATATAACAATTGGGTGTTATAACAGAATAAATAAGATTACAGATTCTGTTATCTATGAATTTAATAAGATTTTGAAAACAAATAAAAATGTAAAATTTGTGTTTAAAACAAAGGCACTTATAAATAAGAATATAGCTAAAAAGTTTCTAGACAAGTTTAGTAAAGATGTTGTTAAAAGAATTACTATTTTAGATTGTACTTTAACACATGAACAGCATTTAGAAACATATAATCGTGTTGATATTGCAATTGATACATTTCCATATTCAGGAACAACAACGTCATGTGAGGCTTTATTTATGGGTACTCCAACATTCTCTTTATATGATTCAGAAACATACTTTCATCCTCAAAATGTAACGTGTAGTATCCTAAAAAACTCGGATATGGATAATTATATATGTCAAAATACTGATGAAATTCTTGTCAAAATCAAAGAGATGGAAGATAAACCTATTCAATTTTGGAAAGAACTTAAAAATAATACAAGAGAACAATTTATGAATGGTAAAGTATGTAATCAATCTGAATATATGAAAGATTTAGAAGGATTATTTATTGAATTGTATAAAAAACACAAAGTTTAATTTTCTGGGTCAAAGATACATTACCCGTACTATTATTTCGTAAAACATTATTAGCTACCAAGTATTTAGAACTTTCTTTTTGATTAAATCATGTCTAAAAGAAATGGGTCTGATGTAAGTATATATTCGTTATTGTGAATGTAACCTACTTTAATATGATTTTTTGTATCATAAATAAATTTATTATCTATAAAATAAAAGGAGTCATCTATAAATTTTTTTTTTAAATTACATTTTTCTTGAGATATAGAATTATCGTTAGAAGAATTTATATTAAATTCAATTGGTAGATTTTTTTTACATGTTGATTCTTGTGAGTTTAAACATATTTTATAAAGATGTGTTTTACAGTAATCATAATTTTCTATAGCATTTCTACTACACTGAGATATAGGCGTAGTATTAGTAGCGCCAATACATCTTTTAATAGTTTTTGGTGTTAATATTTCTTTTTGAAGTGTTTCTATATCCATTAAAACATTATCACAATCATATACTTTATAATTTTTGTATAATGTTTTGATAACATCTCGTGTAATGCGTTTTTTATAATTTTCAAAAAATTTTTGTTCATCATCAGCGTAGATGAGACTGTTCTGATTCATTTCCGTTTTATTTCAAAGTTGATATTTGAACTTTTATTATATATTTCATTTTTTAATTGCGGGATACATCCATCTGTTATTTTAAGTAATCTTGATAATCCTGAACCTAATGTGTCAAATGTTTCAGAGGACATTGGTTCATCCTGTTTATCTTGAAGAGTACCGGTTAAAAGAATTGCTAAAGTATCAACCTGTTCTTTTAGTTCAATATCCTCAATATCCTGTTCTGGTATAATAGTTTCTACTTTATTTTGTTGTTGTTTAATTTCTTGCTGTCGAGTCGTAAGTGAGGGGTCGTGGAGCTCGTATAAAAATAATTCAATGAGTGGTTCCGATTTTACTATATTAATACATATTGCTTTACATTCTTGAATATAAGAACTCAAATCATAAGAGTCTTTTTCATCATCTTTGAAATTATTGTTAATATACTTGAGAATGTCTGATAATTTTGAAATTAGTGTCAAGTAATGTATCAATTTTTCATTCATTAACTAGTATAATTTATTGTTTTTAAGCTCCATAATTTCTCGACAAATAATTAAGTATTTTCACAATAAATACATCTATTATAGTATATATTCTGATATGTTTTGATAATCATCTTAGTTTCTGAAAGAATACTTTTTTTGTGTAATATAGATTCAAGTAAATTTTCACCATTTATCATAAATTTATAAGCATCCTGGGGTGTTATATGTATGAATATTTTTTTAATGTAAAATCTTATATCAAGTAAGTAAATTTCTGTTTGTAAATTTTTAATATCTTTTTTAAGATTTTTATAAACTATAATATATTCTTTATAATTTGAGTAAGTGATGCGATTTATATACATACAAGATATGGGATTTCTACATAATGGGCATTTAAGTTGTTTACAATAAATACCATATATATTACATCGTCTTTTATATTCTACTTCTATATATTTAATTATACACTTGGAATGATATGTATGATTGCATTTTAGTTGTATAGAGTGTAAATCAAAATCCTCCATACAAATGGAACAATCATCATTATATGATTTAAGCATCTAAATTAATTGCACTGTGTATACAGTCAGTAGCAATTTAATTAACTTGTTTATTATTCAATTTATATAAATCAAGGACTTGTTCTAACAATGAATTCTAGGTGCTTATCGCCAAGTTTTATAAGAGTGTGAATTTACCTTTTAATATAGTAATTTCTTTTTGAGGTGATTGATAAACAATTTCAATTTCATTAAAGTTGACATATTGATTGACGTCTTCTGTTTTAAATTTTAACTTGTACATACCATCTCCGTCACGTAATACTTGACCGATGTTAATTCTTTGACCAGTTTTAGTACTTTTAAGGTAGGCTATATATTTATGTTTGAATGATGTATTATCAATATTAATTTTTTCTATACCGAATGGGTTACCATTTAGTACATAAAGGTTAGCAAGAATTTCAATACTATAAATTGGTTTAGCGGTATTCATTTCAGAGTAAACAGATTTGTTAGCTTGTCCGAAAATAAGATTATTTGTTTCTGATGTTAATTGAGCATTTTGATATGTAAAATATCCTGGATTTATTGCGTCTTTATACGAATAAAATTGGTCATTTGAGAATTGTTCGAATTTAGGGTATCTCTTTTTACGTTTATACATTTGTCCTGACATAAATAATGTATTTAAACAGCTGGATAAACAACTAATACAAATAATTATCATGAGTACAAACAAAAACATTTTAAGATTAAAAATACTACATGTTATTAATTCCTGAGGAGTAAATAGAGGGCCATTCATTGAAAGAGATGTTGAAATATCACTCATTAATATAATATATATATTTTACTATTAAAATAAAATTTCTAAAATAGTGTATTATTTATAAATTAATTAGAGTTACATATCACGACACGTACAAATTTGTAAATTTAATTCTTTTTAATAATTAATTTGTATAAAGTACAAATTGTAATTTAGTCTCAAGAAAATATATACGATGAAAAGAATTTTGATTTTTGGTTATTACAATCGTCAAAACTGGGGAGATGATGTTTTTGAATATGTTTTCAAGAATTATATTTTTAATGATTCTAACAAATACGAGTTAATTTTTAAAAATCTAGACGGATTAAATTATAATACAGAAGTATATAAAACAATTGATACAGTTATTATAGGTGGAGGGGATGTTATTAATTCTTATTTTTTTGACAATGAAAAAGTCGATTTATTTAGAGAATTTTTTGACAAAAGGCCTATTTATTTTGTAGGTATTGGGTTGACATATCCAAATTTAATAAATGTAATGGATATAGGTGATTATTTTTTTATGAGAAATAAAACTGATGAAAAACTTACAAGAAATAGGTATAGTGATTTATATGCACATGCAATTCCAGATATTGCTTTTAATTTAATGGAAGAAGAAAGTTTAGTTAATTTTAATAAACTTCAGAAGGCTAAAAAAGATATTAAAAAAATTGGTATAGCATTACCATCACCGTGGTTAAAATTTAAATGTGATAATACATTTATTAATGATATATGTAACCTGGCTTTAGAGTTATCAACAAATCACGAAGTTCATTTTATTCCATTTGATACAAGTAACAACGGGACGTCTAATTCTGATGTTAAAATGATTCAGGATATTCAAAGTCAATTAAAAAAGAACAAAAAAACAAAAAAAAAAAATTCTAATATTTATTATATGATACCTAATATAGAAATAGATGGTTCATTTAAGCATATTAGTACACAAGAAATGATTGAATATTTTAAAAATATGGATTTAGTAGTATGTGGTAGATTTCATGCAACTATATTAAGTATTTTAACAAATACTCCTTTTGTGTGTGTATATGCTAGTCAAAAGTTGGATAATTTAAGAACAGATATTCTTAGTATGTATAATTATTTTATTAAATTAGATACTGATGAAAATAATGCACCTACCCACTTTCCAAAGAAACAGATTATAGATGCTATAAAGGATCTTAAAAATAATTATGTAATGTCAATTAATAATTTGAAAACTTTTAGTGTTGGTATGAAACAAGAAACATTAGACTTTAATGATAAGTTGCGAAGAATTGTGGATAGTGATGATTCTTTAGTAATATTTAGGCAATCACCACCACAGTATATTACCTTAGATGCCAAGAAATGTTTGATTAAAACTACAATTTCAAATATTTTGCAGCGTGTATCTAATAAAATATCTATTAGTGATGTTGATTCTATATTAAGAGGTAGACCATTAATAAATGTGCTACCAAGAACTACATATATGAATTTAGATTTATTCAAGAAGATATTAACAGAAGAGATTTTATGGTCATTGACTGGTGATCCGTATGCTCCATATTATTATGGTTTATATGAAGATATTTTTAGTAGTAATTTCTTGGAACAATTAAATTGGATTGTAGATGATTATTATGAAAATTATAGTTATAAACCTCCTAGTAAAAAGAATAGTGAAGCTATAACTCTTGTTAATAAGAATTTTCAAAGATTACATAGAAGTGGATGGCAGTATATAGTAAATAATATTGTTATGCAATTAAATAATAATGATAATATAAATGAACCACTTATTATAGATACATATATTGATAAAACATTTCATTGGAATAAAGAATTTTATTCTAGTAAAGGTATTATACCATATAAAAGAAATTGGATTGGATTTGTACATCATACATACTCTGATTATAACAATAATTATAATTGTGTAGAGCTATTTAAGGATGAGACATTTATTCAAAGTTTACAAGAGTGCAAAGCTTTAATTGTTATGACAAAGTACTTAAGTAAACAAGTCATAAAGAGTCTTAAAAAACTTAACTTACAACATGTTAATGTTCATACCATATTACACCCTACAGAAAATACGGATATTATGTTTACATGGGAAAATTTTATGGATAATAAAAATAAACAAGTTGTTCAAATCGGAAATTGGTTAAGAGATGTATTTGCTATTTATAAAGTTATTTTACCAAAGTCTTCTATTATTAAAGAAAAGTCGATTTTACGAAATAAAAATAGTGAAAATTATTTTCCTCCAGATAACTTTTTAAATGACCTTTATCAAGAATTAAATAATAATAATCAAAATAATAATAATAATTATAAAGTTGTTGATATTTGTAGAAATGCATTTAAGAATATGCATATAAGGGGTTTATATCATCATATAGTTGAAATGGAAGAGAATGTAAAGTGTATAGATTTTTTAGATAACAGCGAATATGATTATTTATTGTCAAAAAATATAATATTTTTAAATTTAGTAGATGCATCTGCTTGTAATACATTGATTGAATGTGTTATTAGAAATACACCTATTATTGTCAATCCTATACCACCAGTTGTAGAGATTTTAGGTAAGGATTATCCGTTATATTATAATGATTATTATGAAGTATCTAAAATTTTAGACAATTCAAGTTTAATTAAACAAGGTCATGAGTATCTTAAGAATATGCCTAAAGAACAATTAGATATAAGTACATTTATAAATGAACTCACAACTATTGTAACTAGTTATGCGAATTAATGGATTAGCTTTGATTTAATTAAAATTGAAAATATAAAAAATCTTTATATTTTTAAAATGAATTCAGTTCAATTTGAAAAAATGTTTGAAAGTGATAAAGGATTACCATGGGATTATGAATTTTTGTCTAGTTGTAATTATATAACATGGAGTATAGTTAGAAATAATTTAAACAAACCATGGAATTTGAAAAAGATTTGCAGAAATAAAATCATAAAAATTGAAGATGTATTAGATAGTCCATTTTTACGATGGGATTGGGATGAATTAACATTAAATGAAAATATGACATTTGATATTATTAAAAATTATCCTACACAACCATGGAATATTGATATATTGGAAGAAAAACTAACATGTGAACAATTACAACAGTTTTATACTATTCGAGATTCATTTATTGACAGTAGTTCTATTAATAGTTATGACAGTTATGACAGTTATGACAGTCAAAATTTTATGTATGAAATATAACCAGCCTACTTCATTGATTTTAGTATATAATGAGTAAATTTAGTAGAAATAAATTGATTTATATAAAATTTAATAAGTTTTTATAAATGACACAAAAATTTATTCATAATAAAGTTAATTCACAATTTGAATGTATAGGGTGGTATACCAAAGAAACACACGAAGTAGTTAGACAGAATATTATAAATGAACTTAAAATATACAAGGATGAATATGTTGATTTATTGAATGAAGAAGAATCATTTGAAGAATATATTGAAAAAATGTCGAAATTAGACGTATGCGGAGATAATATAACATTGATAGCTGCTTCTCAATTTTATAAATTAAATATTTGTGTGAATAATGAAATTCAAATAGTAATTAATGATAATGATAATGAACATGATGATATAGATTTATTTTTGACAAAAACTGATGAAAATTATTATTATATAGATAAACCTGTTATTACTATTTTTGATGATCCAAAACATTTTAATGTAACACATCCTTTAAATACAGAGTGGTCATTATGGATATCAACTAAGGTTAAGAGTAATAATTGGTTAGACACTATTAAAAATATAATTACTATAGGAAGTATAGAAGATTTTTGGGGTATGTTCAATAATATACCACAGGCTGGTTCTTTAAATTTTCCATCTGATTATTATTTTTTTAGAAATGGTATTTTACCTATGTGGGAGGCTCCAGAAAATAAAAATGGCGGTAAGATGACTATAACATTTAAAAAGACATGTGATCTTGAATATTTTAACAGAGTCTGGTTATATACTATTTTGGGATGTATAGGAGAACAATTTGATAATAATTATAATCATGTATGTGGTATTGTTTTAAATATAAGAAAACATCAAGACCGTGTTAATATATGGTTAAATATCGATAACGAAGAAAATATTAAAAAAGTTGGACTAAGATGGAAAGAAATTTTAGAATTACCCAAAATGCATATATCATATATTAAACATGACAATACAGATATTCAATACATTATTTAAACACTTGACAGTATTACATTCATATTTTACAGTATATACTTATTATTTCATTTCTTTCATCATATTATTAATTAAACTAGACATACCTGGCATAGAATTTAATGTATCTGAATTATTAGAAATTGTACCCATTATATTTTTAGCTTGGTCTTCAAGGCTATCTTTATTAATCTCACCGCTATTAATCTTATCTTCAACCTTTTGTTGAATTTCTTCAACAAGACCTTGTAATTGTGAGTTTTCAATATCACCAGACATTAAACTAGATAACATTGACATAGGATTGAGTTGTTGTGAGTGCATTTTCTGTGAAATATCTGTAGCAATATTTAAGATTTCTTTATTTCCTAATAGAGATTCCATGATATTACCTAAATCGCCACCACCTAAATTACCTAAATTACCTAAATTACCTAAATTACCTAAATTACCTAAATTACCTAAATTACCTAAATTACCTAAATTACCTAAATTACCTAAATTACCTAGAATATCTGGGTCTGGATGGTTTAAATCTGAACGACTATAAGAAACAGCATTTCTTCTCTTATGTTTAGTTGATGAACCAGCCTTTGAGACTTTAATATCTTCTTCCTTTAAGGCTGTTTCCGCTTCTTTTTGAATTTTATCTACAAACTCTGCCAATTTATGCGTTAAAACATCAGCTTCATCTTGATTACTTTCTTGAGCAGTTTCTTGAGATTGATGTAATAATACACTGGACATATAAATAGAATAAGTGTATTTAATTAATCCTTTTTTAGTATTCTTAGATTCATTTTCAAATACACGAAAGTTTAAAATATTACTAAAAAGTGTAACACCATTTAAGAAGTTATAATAATCTGATTTCACCTTTTTATTTGAAAATAAAATGGCAGAAATTTTAGATTCATATGTTCCTAAATGTTGAGTTGTATATTCTAAAAATTTATTATACTCTTCCTTGTCTAAATCAATAGTTTTCATATAAGTTCTAATACTTGGAACAATTTGTGGGTCCAGATATTCCATAGTTAAATCAATTTCATTTAAGAAAGATTCAACGGTTTTAAATAATTCTTTTTTAATTAATTCTTCCATTATTTATAATTTATAGACTATAATTGTTTTATTTATTTAACGAAGTTTGTGGAATTGTTTTTTTATTTAAGTTTGCGGAATTGTTTTTTTATTTAAGTTTGCGGAATTGTTTTTTTATTTAAGTTTGTGGAATTGTTTTTTTATTTAAGTTTGTGGAATTGTTTTATTTACATAACTTGTTTATTGATATCACAGTTTGATCTACGCGACTATAAATGTATAGATTTATATTAAGAATTTTCAATATTCCTGATTATAAGAGTCTTGGTAGTTAATACCCCTCTTTAGCCAAAAATGCTAAATATTTATTTTTTGGTTTTCCTTCTGGGCATACCGTACTTAATTGTTTGACTGCATTATCCATTATTCTAGTAACCTCTGCTTCTAATTTTCTTATATCGATTTCAACTAATTTTTTGATTGTTTCATCGCTATAAATTTCTCTTAAAGCCATTAAATATCCTAGTGAATATGTTGCGTGCAAATTAGCTATATACGGATTAGTATCTTGTTCAGCTGCTACAGCCCAACGTGAAGTTTGCCTAATCAATTTATTAATTCGATGAATATCATTTATTTCACTACTAATAGTGTATCTTTTAGCAAAAAGATTTAAACTTAATACATATATTACACTAAGTATAAATATTATGTAGAAACCCATAATATATATTATAGAAATATTTTAAAAATTTAAATTTATAGAAATACAAGAATTCTAGCCAGGTATGTTACCCGACTGACAGCCCTTGACGGTTGCGATCAGTCGCCAATAGCAAAGTCGGTTATAACGTAACCTTTGATGCGCATTTTAATAATTTTTGGAAATAATGAAAAATTGTTGCTTTTTGTCTTAATGTTTTCTCAGGGTCATGATTAGCCCTATCTAACCAAATACTTTTTAACTTAAGACCATATAAGATATTGTCTTTATCTAATCCCATATTTTGTTCAAAATTCAAAAAAAAATCTTCATCACATTCTATGATTTGTGTTGAATATGGTGATATATACTGTATAAATTGTTCTACTACTAATCTTGGATTGCTACGTCTAAGTAAGTCAATAGAACTTTTTGTTAAAACGATATCTGATCTAAAATACGGAAATTCATTTTCCATATATTCAAAAAATTGATCCATAACATCATTAAATACTTTGATTTGAATTATTTTGTTCATTATTATTAAAACTATAATATTAATTGTGTTTAAATTAAAACACGTGAAATCTAATTAAAATTCAATTTACAGTTTGCGTTGAATTTGTTTAAAAATTTTAATCAATAAAAGTAAACAAATGAGTGATATACAGTCTGTATCTAAAACACTAAAATTTGAATTAGGAAACAAACTCAAACTTTTGAAAGATATTCGCCATGAAATTAAAAAGAAGAGATTTATATTGGACGAGTCAAGAGAAAAATTTGGATTCGACAATATGACTCAATTATCAAAGGTAAAGAATACATCTGAAGTAAAGGGGTATCCCTTTGTCGCCTCTAAGTTAGAAAGTAAGGTATTAAAGGGCATCAAGGTTGGTTTAAAGGTTGTACCGGTAGAGACTAAGTTTGAAAAACACGAGCACCCTACTAATTTAGAATTTTTATCTTTAAAGGAATTAACTGATAATATAGTGTGCAAAATGATTAGTCCTCATATTGTGTTTTATTTAGCTAATCAAAAGGTATCTAATAAAAGTCGCGCCCTTAAGTTTTTAAATCTAAAACGTTTAGAAGTTGAAGAACAAATTAGAACCAGTTCGAATATGCTAGTATCAGAATATATAGAAGGTGGCAGTTTGGATACATGGATTTATGATATTTATGAAAATGACAATTGTATATCGGATAAAGATTGGCGTATAATTATATTCCAATTAATTTATACAATTGCTATTATTCAGCATTATTATCGTATGATGCATAATGATTTCCATTATGGTAATATTTTAATAGACACTTCAATTAAAAAGATTGATGGTCAATATTTTGTTTACACAATAGACAGTGAAACCTATTATATTCCAAATAATGGATGTATTCCAAAATTATGGGATTTTGAATTCGCAATGGCTTATTCTGATAAAATCCCCGATTTTTATCCAAATAAATTTATCATCGGTAATTGCGAATACGATAGAAAAAAGCATATTACTAAAGAACCCATTGTAGGCGACAATAATTCTTTAGAAAGCGATGACCTTAATGTTCCATATAATTATAATGAAGTATATGATTTACACTATTTCTTAACTTCATTGCTAGATCTTTATATTTCACAAGAGATATTTGATTGGATATTAGAAGTATACCCCGATGAACTTATCCCTAGAGAAGACAGTGACAGTGACAGTGACAGTGACAGTGACAGTGATAGTGATAGTGACAGTGACAAGAGTGACAATGATAGTGATAGTGATAGTGATAAGAGTAATTACGATAGCGACGATAGCGATGATAGTAAAAAAAGTGACAGTGACAAGTTAAAAAATAAATTAGATAAGATTACACTATCAGATGCTAATTCATATGAGGAGAATAGTGAAACTTCAAATGACTCTTCATCGGCATCGTCATCTTCATCTGGTTTATATAATAGATATTTGTCGGAAGGTCGTCTTAAAAATGGTATAGAAAATGACTTTGAGTTACCAACACCATTAACTATTTTAAAGAATAGATTATTTGAAGAATTTAGAGTGAAACCAGATGATTTTGATGAAACAAAGGCTATTTATTTTAAATCAGGATTTTAATTAATCACGTATTTTTACAAAATATATTATATATAATAAATATATAATATTATAAGAATGAGTATGTCTACTAATATCGCTGATTTACCTGGCCCTGCACCAGAAGATATTGAAGATAATATATCACAAGAATCATTTGAAGATGTTCGAGAAAGAATTGAACCCCAGACCCAAAGACAAATCCCAAAAGAAAAATTATATGAACAACCAAGTAGAATTAAAATGGATATTAAAAAGATTAACAAAGAAACAAATAAGAATGAAGAACTAGGTGTGTTTGATATTATTAAGAGCGAAGTTAGTGAAGAAAATTTACTTATATTAATTGTTTTATATATTGCATCAACTTCTTTAATTGACGAGTATGTTAAAAAATTATTAAATCTCATCTCATTTAATACATCATCATCACTTTTTGTTAATATTTTAAAATGTGTTATTTTATTATTAGTATTTGTACTAGCCAAATATCTCTTATTGCCTTATATTAGAGTTTAGGAAAATACACGAAAATGTGTTCTGTTTTTAATAAACTAATTATATATATAACTAGTTTAAAGAAAATATAGATTACATATTAAGTGAGATGAGTTTAGAAGAATTTAATCAGAATTTTGTAAAACTATGCGACACGCCGATAACATTACATGATAATATATTGGATAATAATGTGTTTATATATTTATTGGATAATACAACATGTTTTATTTTTGACTTGAAGGATATTTTTGAGAATGATAGATTAAAACATCGTTTCATATACGATACGAATATTAAGAAAACTGTATACAATACAAATTGTTTAAGATTCTCAAAATATTATTATGATTCGATTATATTTCCATTTTTAGAGTGGGAACATCCACATAGAAATTTAAATGTGTTTCAAGAACAATCGTATTCATTTAGGACAAATGAATTTTTAAAAGCCAATTTTATAACAAAATTAGAAAAAGTAGGTAATGATTATTATATAGTAAATTATGGAAATAAGAAGCTTTTACAAAAAATTTTAACAAATACAAAAGGGGATTATAAGACAACTACATTTATGGATACATTATATCATAGCATTAAATTAGATATTACTTTTAGATGCGAAAAGGAATTAAATAATATTTTAAATCAAAGTGTACCGAGTGACGAGTCTGAAAATCTAGATATGGTTTTATTACAAGACCATATTAAGTTATATGAATACCAGAAAAATGATATAAAATGGATGAATAATATAAAATCGAAAATTGATAATAATGATAATATTTTAAGTATAGAACAATCGGTATTTTATAATAAAATATTAGATAACAAAGAATATTTGATATACAATAATACTATTTTACCAAATAAAGTTCAACAAAAAATTACTAATACATTAAATATCAGATATTATGGTGGTAATATAATTAGTGAAGTTGGTTTAGGTAAAAGTTTAATTGTTTTATCACATATTTTACATAAAAATAATAATATATTTAATGAATTTGTAGAATTTGAAAATGAAACGTGTAATTATTTTTATAAAAGAGGTAAAAATAAGACATCAAGTTGTAGTAAAAAAAAATGTACAGATAACGATTTATATTGTAAAGAACATTCAAATACATTATTCATTGATAAAAGAAATACAATCTTAAAAAATCTAGATAAGTTTAATTTAAGAGATTATCTTATTGCAATCAATACAGGTGGACATGTTAAACATTATTTTAAAACAAATGCAAGTTTAATATTATGTCCAAATCAATTATGTGATCAATGGGTACGAGAATATTATGATAAATTTAAACAAACATCAGAAATGGGTAAACGAATCTTATTGATAGTCACGTACGACCAATATAAAAATTTAAGTTTTGCTGATATAATATTTGCTGATATTATTGTAATATCATATAATTTTTTATTAAATACAAATTATTTAAAAAATACAGGATACAATACTTCATGGAATAAAAAAAAAAGAAAATGTATATCAGATATATTGGATGAATTAGATAGAGATGAAACTATTACATCAATTAGTGATTTATTAAATGTTCATCATGAAGAGTTGAATATTTTAGATAATTATTATTATAAGGGTGTTTATTTAGATGAAAATCATGAAATTTTAACAAGACCTAGAAGTGAGATGTTAAAACTACTTGTAAAATATTTTAAATCAGATTATAAATGGAATATATCAGCAACTCCATTTACAAAGGGTTTATCATCTTTTATTTATAATACTAATTGTATAACAAATTCATCATTTGAATTAGATAATATTTACAATTTACATGAAGATACTGTTAAATCCTTGAATGTATTATATCGTAGAAATACACGTGAATCGGTTCAAAATGAGTTCTCTGGAAATATTATAAAAGAAGCTGTTAAATTATTAAAATTTACAGAACAAGAAAGAACTATATACGATGCTCATATGCAAGGTAATAGTAAACATAACAGAGATTTTTTGATAAAATTATGTTGTGACACATCTATTGATATAGAAACACGAAATTTAGTCAAGAATTGTAAAACATTAGATGAAATTCAAAAAGTTATATTAGACCATAATAAGAAAAAGCTTGTAGGATTAGCTAATAAGATACAGCAACATAAGAATAGAATAGAAGAATTATTAATTATTGTTAATAGAGGTCATGTTCTTGATGAGCAAGATTTAGATGGTGACATTTTTGAAAATATTGAAAAAGTTAAGATTGAAATAGGTATTTTTAGAAGAAAATTAACTAATGATAAAAAAGAATATGATACAGTTAATAGAACGTATACATATTTAAAAAATGCTATTGATAATATTAAAGAAATAGAAACATGCCCTATTTGTTTGGATGATATTCAAAATGACCAAATAGCAATTACTAAATGTGGACATAAATTTTGTAAAGAGTGTATTTATGAATTTATGGAAGAGATTAATTCTAGATATGATGAAGTAAAATGTCCTAAATGTAACATAATGATGCAGAAATCAGAAATTTATTTATTGAAAGATATGGAACAAATAGTATATAATACAGAAGATGATGAATTAACATCGTTAATAAAAAAAGTAAAGTCTACTAAAATCGGTAATATTATTCATTATATAAAACATGATATGCGACATACTGACAAATGTATTATATTTTCACAATGGGATAGTATGTTAACTAAGATTGGTAATATTTTAAAACAAGAACATGTAGATGTTTTATATTGTTCTGGTACAGTATATCAAAGAAAACGTGCCATAACTAAATTTCAAAATGATATAAAATCAAATATTATTTGTCTGAGTTCTGAAAATTGTGCATCTGGTATTAATTTAACTTCAGCTAATAAAATCATTCTTATAGAACCAATATATGGAAGTAAAGAATATAGAAAAGATATTGAAAATCAAGCAATTGGTAGAGCTGATAGAATAGGTCAAAAACGACCTATTGAAATTATTAGATTTATTATAGAAGATACAATTGAACAGCATATTTTTAATGAAAATAAAGTAAAAGTACTTGACATTAACATTGATGGTGACATTGATGTTGATGTTGATGTTGATGTTGATGTTGATGTTGATATTGATATTGACATTGACGTTGATGTTGATGTTGATATTGACATTGACGTTGATGTTGATGTTGATAGTGACGTTGATGGTGATGATATACTAGTATTATAAGGTAGTTAACTTGTTAATTTATTGTTTGTATTAAAAATATTTTTTATATTTTTTGTCATTATAAGATAAATTAATGAATTCAGTATCAAATGACTTTATTTCTTATATAAGGTTTCAGTCTGAAAACTATGACATAATAAATATTTTTATTTATAATCAACATGGTGAAAATAAATATAAGAATACCAGTAGGTCTAATTTAAAAAAATTAGATATTAAACCTTACCGCCGATGTATCTTGAATATTAATGGTCAAGATAGAAAAATAGAATGTTGTATTTGTTATGAAGACGTCAAACAGAACGAATACATTCGTGAATTAAATTGCAATCATCAATTTCATAAAAAATGCATTGATAAATGGTTAATATCTTCTATGAAATGTAAAGAATATGTTAATTGTCCAGTTTGTAGAACCATAATTAACTTGATTTAAGTTACTAAAATAATTATAATTCTAATATATTATATTATATTATAATTATATGAATTACATATTAATGATCAAGGAAGGAATAATTACTCCAGTTACTAATTATGTTGTATCTCCAGTTAAGGATTATGTTGTATCTCCAGTTAAGGATTATATTATTACTCCAGTTATAACAAATCCTATAAATAATTTTATAGTAAATCCTATACAAAATTTAGTTGGTAAAAAAGAAGTAGTTGAAACAGGTAATTCAAATATGTATACAACATTAGATCCGACTATATATACAACATTTTGGTCTTATCCAGTATCATTATTAGAACATGAAAAAGTATCTTATACTGAACATTTAAGACAATCAATGTATTATTCAGGTGTTTCATTTACAGCATCTTTATACTTTTTCATTAACGCATTACTTCCGAATACATTACAAAATAAGGGACATGCCGTCTTGGAAAATTTAAAAAAAAATGATTAATATATTCCTTAAAATGATTAATATATTCCTCTGTTATTTAATTAAATGTATAGTAAAATAACGTTGATAATATTTTTAGTACAAATTTATAAGATTTCTGCTCATCTTATTTTAAATATTCCGGAAGTTTGGGGTATTAATAATGGAGCAGACTTAGAATACCCATTGGATATAACTACTTCTAATTTTATTTGTGCTGGTAAAAAATCTGAAAACAATGGAATTGTAAAATTTGTTGCTGGTCAAAAGTATAACTTTCCAGTGACATGTGGAGAAAAGGATATTAATGCACCTGGTTGTTTAATAGGAGATTGGCATACCGGAGATACCGCAAATGATTATCCAGGGTGTGCATTATCAGTAAGTTATGAAGGATATAACTCTCCAGATAATTTTAAATATATTAGTTACTCAAAAGATTGCGCTAAGCGTGGTGACACTACATCTTTTACAATTACTAAAAATATACAAAACTGTGAAAAATGTATTTGTTCATGGTCATTGGCACCTAGCATAAAATACAGTTCACCATCTCAATTTTACCACAATTGTTTTTATTGTTCCATTTCAGGTGGAACTACAAACTCTACTATGAGAACTCTTGACTTTATTAATGTTAAAGGTGCAAAATATCAAGATATCACATATAATGATATAAATCCATCTAATATTTATACATCTTTACAATTATCACAACCACAAAGTGACCCACAAACACAAAGTGATCCACAAACACAAAGTGATCCACAAACACAAAGTGATCCACAAACACAAAGTGATCCACAAACACAAAGTGACCCAGAAGACCAAGAAACAGAAGACCAAGAAACAGAAGAACAAGAAACAGAAGACCAAGAAACAGAAGAACAAGAAACAGAAGACCAAGAAACAGAAGAACAAGAAACAGAAGACCAAGAAACAGAAGAACAAGAAACAGAAGAACAAGAAACAGAAGAACAAGAAACAGAAGAACAAGAAACAGAAGAACAAGAAACAGAAGAACAAGAAACAGAAGAACAAGAAACAGAAGAACAAGAA